TACAGCGTCCTCGCCCTCACCAGGCCGGACTGTTGGGCATACGAGGACTCGTCCCTGATGTCCTCGTCGTTCCAGCCAGAGGAGACTTCGTCGTACAGACGCCGAAGAGCATCCCCAAGCTGTCGGATGCGCTTCTCGCACTCGGCCAACTGCCTGTTGGCGTAGTCGAGGTGCGCACCGAGATACTGTCCGCCCTCCCCGCGCTCTCGACGCAGTGCTTCCTCCAGCTCGCGAATGCGAGCGTCCCGCGCTTCGATCTCCGCGAGCAGATGGCGCTCCCCGTCATCGCGCATCTTGTCGCGCAGGATGAGTCGCTTGATCTCCGCGTCCTTCTCTGCTCTGAGACGCGAGATCTCCGCGGCCGTCCAGTGCTTCGATCCGACGTGGATCGTGAGCTCATCGAGGAGGTCCCACTCGCAGGCCACCGTCCGTGGAGATCCATACTCTCGCATCGCCTCGATCACGTCCTCGGCGGTGGGGTTCTCTGGCGCGTCGCCGTCCGGCCAGATGTCGTCGATGGAGAGCATGTAGACAGGCGTGTCCACCCAGAGCTCCCATGACTTGTCAGGCATCCCGACACCCCCAGCCCGAGAGTCCGTACCGCCGCCAGATCGCGAGCGCGACCTCGTACTGCTGGCGCGGCGTCGCAAGGTATGCCTCCGAGGGGTACGGGCCCGCCTTGGGGTCGGCGTGCGGCGTGAAGGCATCCCAGGAGCCGCGGTAGAAGCCGAACGCGCCCTGGTAGGTGCCCGAGTCCCACCGCCAGTCGCCTGGCCGGCGGCCGTAGCCCGTCTCGCAGGCCCCGATCCGCTGCCACTTGTCCGGCAGCCACTCCCGCCAGGCGTAGTGGTAGTGGTGCCAGCGCCCGTAGGCGCTCCGGGCAGCTCGAGCCTTGGCTCGCCACACGCGAGCGAGGTAGCGGGGGCAGCGGCCTGCCGCATGATCGCGTGCGGCCCGCATCTCGCCAGGAGCCGCCGCCCCCATCTTGGCCCGCCACTCGGCGTAGCGGCGCTGGTAGAAGCGCACGGCACGCCGCGCGTCGGGACACTGCATCGCGCGCGGGCGCACGGGGTCACTCAGGGGGAGAGCAGAGCCCGTTACGGCCAGATCGCCCACGCCCGCGCGCGGCTCGCCGGCCGAGGCGGCCGGGAAGCTGAGGAGGAGCGTGCTCACGGTGGCTGCCACTACGACCCTGATGCCTCTCTCCCATCACGGGCTTCCCGCCGCACCTGCGACGGCTCGACAGTGCGCCGCGGGAGGCGGCGCCGTGGACGCAGCGCGTCCGCGCAGACCCAGCCAGCGAAGAAGCCGACGAGCGCCATGCCGAGGAGGGCGCCGCTCATGCCGCGACCTCCCGCTCGTCGAGAACGCGGCGGACGATCGTGCTCGAGCGCCCTCCGCTGGGCAGAATCACCTGCGAAACCGCCCATTGGGCACTTGACGCCTTTAGAGTCCACGCGGGCCGAGAACGGCCTGGTTGAGCCAAATGGAGTGGGGGCCTCGTTCTCAGCATCGCCTACAGCCCGATCTCCTCCATCTTCCGCGCCACGTCCTCCACCGTCAGGTGTCCGTAGTAGCGCTGCGTCGTCGTCACGTGCTCGTGGCCCATGAGGAGCTGGCGCTCCTCGAGATCGAAGCCGAGCTCGCGCAGCCCGTGCCCGTAGGTGTGTCGAGTCTGGTGCAGGTTCAGCCGACGCACCCCCGCCTGTGCGCAGCAGCGGGCATGCCAGCGGTCGATCGTCGTGTTGCCGATCGGCACCGAGCGGAAGCGGTAGCGCTTGTGTCGCACGAGCCCCCAGACGAAGTCGCCCTCCGCGAGGCCCTCGAGCAGATCGAGCTCGGCGATCGCCGCGCACACGTCGCGCCCGATCGGAACGATCCGATCCTTCCCACCCTTGCCTCGGTAGACGATGATGCGTCGGCGGCGCAGGTCGATGTGCTCGCGGCGGAGCATGCGCGCCTCGCCGCGCCGAAGCCCGGCCCCGAAGAGGATCGTGTACAGGTGGCCGTCCGGTGAGGCGAGCCCCTGGAGCAGCGCGACTTCCTCCGGGCTGAAGATGTCGCGGGGCCGCCGCCGCGGCGGACGCATGCGCGGGACACGTCCGACCATCGGGTTGCGCTCGATCCTCCCGTCCTCCTCGGCCCAGCGGAACCAGGAGTTCAGGATCGAGCGCGTGATGTACCGGGACTGCTCGGGCTTGCGCGCGAGCAGCCCGTTGATGTCGGCTGCCGTGATCTCGTGGAGCATCTTCTCCGGGCAGGCGCGCAGGAGCGCGGCCACCTCCCGTTCGTAGCCGTAGAGCGTCCTCTCCGACTTGCCATCGACGATCAGGTACTCGAGCCAATCGGCAAGGTCGGACGCGGCCCGAGCATCACGGTGGCGCACGTCGCGTATGAGCGCGTCGAACTCTACGCGAGTCGTCGTCGTCTCGCTCCTCACGCCGGTCACTCGGTCTCCTCAGGCCCTGTCGAGCGGACGCGCTGCGTTCGTCCCTTCCGCATCGGCCGGGTGTAGCCCGGGCCCTTGAGCCGGAAGTCAGGACCGAACCTGTAGGCCCGGATCTCGGCGCGGTTTCGCGGGGGAGGCTCCCTCTCTTCACGCTCCGTCTCCCCCGGGTTGAGCGGGGCGGATTTGCCGCCAGCCCACCCGGGGAGGCGACTCTTCAGGAACTCCAAACGTTCCGAGCGACGTAGGTAGCGAATCCCCAGCAAGACTATCCCCCGAGCTTCTCCAGGCGATCGATGAGCGATGCCGCCTCCTGCCGCGTGAGCGCCTCGCGCAGCGGGGCCCAGTGGAGCCCGGAGCTGTCCTCTCCACCGAGCTCGGCGATCAGGAGCTCGACATCCGTCTCCCGCTCTCTCGCCACGGCGCTCCACAGGTGACGCGTCTCGATGCGTCCCGCCTCGCGCAGACGGCCCACGAGCACGTCGAGCTTCCGGGCCTGCGCATCGGTGCGGCGGCGTGAGCGGGTGGAGCGCGCGACCGTGTTTCCGACGCTTCGCTCCGCAGTCGGCTGCACGCTCGGTTCGGCGCGCAGTTCGTCGACCGGGATGGGCCCGCCGAAGGGTGGATCAGCAGGCGCACGCGGGATTGGAGCCGCGCTGCGAGAGGATCGAGGAGGCTCCTGACGGACGACCTCGGCGAGGCCCTGCTCGAGCGAGACGCCACCGTTCGAACGCTCCAGGGGCGTGTATCCGGCAGGGAGGGCTCGGCTCTCGGCCGCCGCGAGCGGGCCCTGCGCCCCGACGAGCTCGCGCATCGAGACGTCGATGTCGATGACGGGGACGGCGAAGCGCATCGTCTGGCCGGCTCGCACCTGGACGCGCTGCTCGAGACGCAGCCGCGCGGGGATCAGCACGCCCTGCGCGGTAGCGCGCTGCAGGATCTCGGCGGCGCCCACGAGCTCCGCAGCCGCGTTCCAGCCCGTCGAGGAGACGAGCCAGGATCCGAGCCCGGGCAGGTCGGGCAGGATCACGGCAAGACGGGTAGTGGGCTTGCACTCGCGCTCCTCCCCGCAGAGGCACGCTGAGTCGGAGATGATCTCGTGCTGCCCGTCACAGCGACGCTGGCAGCCGCCCTTCGACCACAGCTCGTACCAGGTCGTGGGGGCCTGGCCTGGGATGAGCATGATGGGCAGCGCGTCGGTCTCCGTGTAGAGCTCCCACTCGCCGGGATGTCCCTCCCAGTCGCGCACCTCTCCGCCCCAGAGCTCGGCGGCCCGCTCGAGGCGTACCGGGTCGCGAGAGGTGAGCCGCCAGCGGTCGAGCTTGCGGGGGTTCCCTCGCTCGTCGCGCTCGCCGGCGCGAATCCGGCCGACCTCGACCATCCGCCGCTGCAGGTCGATGATCGGGCTCATGCGGCGAGCCTCCCCGGCGGCAGGACGGGCCTACCGAGCACCGCCTTCGAGACCTCGACTTCCCAGCGTGCCATCTCGATCATGTGCTGGCAGTAGTCCCAGACGCGCTCGGAGGTGTCGACCGGCACGACCAGGTAATCCTCGGGCGATACGACCACGCAGACGCCCCCCTCCGTCTCGGGCATCGGCTCGGTGTGCATCGCCTCCGGGTCGAAGACGTAGTAGCGCTTGTAGTTGATCTCCCGGCGGTCGGCGAGCAGACCCACGAGCTCGGCGTGGCGGTAGAGCGTGAGCTGCAGCGCGACTTCGGGATAGGGCGGACGAGCGCGCCCGGAGTCGGGGCCGTGCGGCGTCGTCTTGATGTCGCAGACAAGCGCGCGCCCGTCGATCCGAACGATCGCATCGAGCGTGCCGGCGTAGCCCCTCGTGACGTTGTAGACGGGGGCCTCGGCGAGGAGGAACTCGGGCTCGAACTCGCGGAGGAACGTCTCGTACTGCTCGACGTACGGGGCGATCTCGGGGGCAACCTCGGGGATGGCGCCGAGCGCGAGCTGCTCCGCGGCCCGGTGGACGTCCGAGCCGCGCGCCTTCGCCTCCGCGGAGCGCTGCCAGCGGGCGTCCTTGAGCCACTTCACCGCCCCGGCGCGATCTCCGTCCTCGACGAAGCTCTGCAGGATCTTGATGCGGTCGTAGGCTGCCTCCGCCACGGTCCTGGCGTGCCAGTCGACGAGCTGTTCCGAGGCACCGAGCGCCTGCCGGATGAGCGTCGTCACGCTCCAGAACTTCAGCTCGCTCATGGTGCCCTCCGCGACCAGCGATCGATCGGGATCACCTCGGCTCCCTCGGCGAGAGGATCGATCGAGCGCCAGTAGAGGACGATGGCGAGCACGCGGCTCGCGCGCGTGTCGCAGCGCCGCAGGAGATCGATGCCGAGCTCCTCGAGCACGCGCACGTCCTCCTCGAGCAGCGGCACGGAGCGGACGACGCTCACGCCTGCCCCCTCGCGCGCAGGACGTGCTCGGTGACGAGCCTGACGTGCTGCTCGAGCTCCGCATCGTCGCCGAGCCCGTGCCAGGGGCAGACGGACGCGCGGATGCGGTGGTAGGTGTCCGAGGCGGACGCGCGCCGGCCAGGGGTGGCGCGCGAGCCGGCGGAGGGGAGAGGGAGACCGGCTTCGGTTCCGCCTCGGAACATCGTCGTCTCGTTGGCCAGAATCACGCGGCCGGCTCCTCTCGCAGCGCTTCGTCGAGCGTCACGGAGCCCACGGAGCCCACGGAGCCCGGCTCCGTGCTGGCACCCATCCGACGGAGCCCGGAGCCGACGGTGCCTATAGCACCGTCGGGCTCCGTGGCTCCGTGGTCGGAATCGGGTAGCGACGGCGTCACGGAGCCCGACGGAGCCCACGCCTCGGGCTCCGTGGTACGCGAGCGGTAGCCACGTGCTCGTGGGGCCGGCAGTAGACGTCCGACGACGACGGACGACGGTCGCCACGAACCGTCCCGCATCCTGATCCAGGGGTGGCCGCGCTCGTCGACTGCGACGTCGCGATCGATGAGCTCGAGACGACTCACGCTGCCAGCTCCTCCTCGAGCTGCTCCTCGAGCTCCTCGGGAGGGATGTCGTACACCCTCGCGAGAGCGAGGAGGTGGACGCGCTTCAGCGCGGTCTGGCCTCGCTCCATCCGGTAGATGGTCTTCTCGCTCACGCCGAGTTGAGAGGCCACGGCGGGACGTGAGAGCCCACGCTGCCTCCGGATGGTCTCGAGACGGCCGGCCATCGCGTCCGGACTTTACACGGACGCGCTGACCGTGTCAAGATGTCCAGGCAGTGTCCGACATGTACCTCGATCTCAAGCGCAGAATCCCCGTGGTGGCCGAATGGACGGAGGTCGGCGAGGAGGACATGCAGCGGGCGCAGGAGAGGATCGGGCTCTCCGACGAGCGCCTCGCTCGCCTGATCCCGGTATCCGAGCGCACGTGGCGACGCTGGAAGAAGCGCGGAGCGATCCCGACCGCTCTCCTCCCGCGCGTCGCCGAGGTGCTCGATCTCGAGCTCGTGAAGACAGAGCCCGTGCGCGTCGATGCCTCGCGGCTGCCAGAGCTCTCAGGCTCTACTCGGTCGCCGTACCTCCTCGAATCGAGCGCAGCGACGCTCGACCTTCTCCGATCGATCGGGGAGACGCTGCTTCGCGTAGAGGACGTTCTGCTTCGTATCGAGCGAGCCACTCGCGAGCAGCAGCCAGTGCGGACGCGAGGCGCTCCTCCGCGCTGAGGTTCCCCTCGCGATACGACTGCTCCCAGGCCGTGGAGCCGGCCATGTACACTTGCCTCCCCTGACGGTCTGACCGCGATGATCCTACGAGAGCCGGTTCGCAGACGCAAGATGGCCGTACCGGACAGTCATGTCTGTGCCTGATACGCGGGCCAACGAGCATACCATCGGGCTGGCGCTCGGCTTCACGGGCGTCGGCCTCGCGACCCTGGCGCTCTTCCTCCCGTACGTCGACGAGGCCTCAGCCGGATCCTTCGCGCGCGTCGCCGAGAACACGCTCCTGCAGAGCGACCTGGGATGGACGAACCTCGTCCTCCTCGGTCTGGCAGGGTTCGGGCTCGTCCGGAACATCCTCTCGCCCCACAGGGTCATCTGGCCCCTCGTGCTGGGCTGCCTGCTGATCGGGTTCGCGGTCTTCGCGGGAGTCAGCGAGTCGCAGCGCACGCTCTGTCCGCTTGGGCAGACGAGCATCACCGAGCAGTGTTCCGTTGCCGAGCCGGGCCTCGGCGTCTACGTGCTGGCCCTCGGCGGAGGGGTCCTCGTCCTCTCCGGACTCTTCCTCGTGCGCCAGCGGGGCCGCTGATCTGCTCCGTTCAGGAGCGGACGATCTCGCTCACGGCGAAGGCGAACACGATCGCCGAACCGGCGATCGTGAAGGCGAAGCCGATCAGCACGCGCCGCATCGCTGCGACCTCGCGCTGCAGCTGCCCGACGACGTGCGCGAGTACGTCGGGCTTCACCGCCTCGATCTCCGCGACCCGGCGCTCGAGGTCCCGCAGCTGGTAGGCGGTGCTGTTCCACTCGGGCAATCAGACCCTCCCGGGCCAGTGTCCCGAGACGTGGATGTGGAAGGAATGCGATCCATCGGGGTCAGCGTAGTAGCGCCAGGTCGGGTGGCGCCGGGAGATGATCCGGTGCCCGAGGATCACGTACTCGATGGCGAGCGCCTGGTGATGGCGCCAGTAGAGCTTCGCGAGGCGGCGGGCCTTGAGGTAGTACCAGCCGCGGAAGAGGAACCGGTCCTTGCGGCCGAGATCGAAGGCTCGCGCCGGATAGACGGCGTGATCCGACGGAGCACCGCTCGGCAGGCGCGAGGCGGGGTTGTACGTCCCGAGGTCCGTGAAGCCACGATGCCGGCCCATCGAGTACGCGAGCCAGAGACTCTGGTGCAAGCTCGCGAAGCCCTGCGTCGGCTCGACGAAGTCGCCGTGCTTTCGGCGATAGCGCGCGAGAAGCTCCGGGTAGGTCGGGGATGGCGTCGGCATTCCTGCCTTCGCCTATCGTCCGATCACTCCTCGCTCACGCCGTACCAGGGAATCTGGGGATCGAAGACCGACGCCAGCGCGACGACGACGGCGTTCACGGCAATCCCGATACCGGCAAGCTGGTCCGTGGTCAGGTCGAGGAGCCCGAGCAGGACGAGCGCGGAGAGTACCGCGTTCACCGCCCCGACGATGGCTGCTGTCTTCGTCACGCCTACACCTATCGTCACGGTGCCACATACGTGGGGCCAAGGCGTGCGCACATGAGGCGGAAGTCGGCGAAGGTGTTGGCTGCACCGGCGCCGTCCTCCTCGTAGTAGGCGGAGATCTCGATCTCGGACACCGCGCTCGCGCTCTCCATCGCTCCACTCTGATAGGCGAGGAGAGCCCACCAGTCGGGGTAGTCATTGGCCGTGATGTCGCCGCCGAACCCCGGACTGTTGAGTCGTCTCAGCTTGACTGCCCACTCGCCGCCGCTTCCCAGGAAGCCGAGCAAGGAGTCGGGTGTCGGTCCGGAGATGCGTCGCCCTCGAATCAGGAGCGCCGTGTCGACGTTGGCCGTGAAGACCTCGCTGAAGACCGAGATCGCGAGGATGTAGACCCCGTCCTTGGCGATCTCGAGGTTGCCGGCGGCGTTGACCGCGAAGGTCGGCGCGTCCCCGTACGCTCCTGAGGCCGCGAAGGATCCGCTCAGCATCGTCCAGTCGATGGGGGTGATGCTCGTGCTGAGGTCGGTGTCCGACTCGGCGCGGCAGTACTCGACGACATGTCGCTCTCCAGCCGATGCAGGCCGGCGCACGAGCGACTCGACAGTCGCGCGCGTAACTGCCGCCTTCTTCTCGGGGCTGGAATGGCTGAGCGGCCGAGTCATGCGATCTCCGTATCGGAACTCGTCACGACCGCTGGCACGCCGGAGCGGCCGACTGGCTCTCCGAGCTCGATGGGCCCGTCGGCGGTCCAGCGCCACGTGTACTCGTGGACGCGCTGCGTGCCAGAGAAGCCGCCGGCGAACGACGATCCGGCGGCGACGGAGATGAGGTCGCCCGTCCGGAAGCTCGGCGCGATCCCTCGCTGCGGCGTGATGGCGACGAGGGTCTTGGGGCGGGCGCGCAGCCAGGACTCCATCTGCCACCAGCGTCGGTACAGCTCCCGTGAGGCCGCGCCTTCCTCCTCCGAGACCGCGTCGAAGATCCGGATGACCATCCGCTCGTAGTGGAGCGCCCGGGACGCTGCGATCGCCGCCGCGATCGTGGACTGGGGAGGGTCGGCCAGGCCCGGATCATCCGCGGTGACGTTGAACGCCCAGTGCTGATCCCCAGCCGGGTCGAGGGCGGTCTTGCGCCGCGGCCCAGCGTAGAGCCAGAGCTTGTTGCACAGGTCGCGCCAGTCGCGGGTGAGCCGGAGGGCGCGCGCGTTGTGCGAGCCGGTCGCGTACGCGAAGGCGACGCTAGCGGTCAGGTCGGTACCGTAGTCCCCGTTGTAGGCCGACACCTCACCCATGTAGTCCGGGTCATCGTCGACCGGTGTGCACACGACGTCGAGCTCGCCCGTGTCGACCAGTAGCTGGACGAGCTGCTCGATCGACATGGGCCAGTCGGTCGGTACGCCTGAGAGGTCGACCCCGCCGGTCGCGAACGTGCCCAGACGGATCCCCATGGGGCCCTCTCCGATCGCCGGGTCGCCTGACACCATCGAGTTCGTGAGAGCGGCCTCGACGATCTGTGGCCCCGTGACGTAGTCGGCGATGATCGACGGTTTGGAGAAGTCCCCATCCGCATCGCGCACCGGTCGGTAGGCCCAGATGAAGGTCGGATCGGCGAACGTCGCGACCCGGTACATGGTGTCTTCGTCCCCGGTGTCCTCGCAGAGGACGAGGCTCCCGTGGAAGTCGAGAGTGGAGCCGATGTAGATCCGCATCCGGTGCGCCTCCCAGCTGCCGGACACCTGTTGTAGGGGGACGCGTATGGACGCGAAGCTCGGCCGGTTGTGCTGATGGGTGACCGACCCCTCGAGCACGATCTCGGTGATGTCGCTGTTGTCTACGTAGACGGCGAGGGCCATTCAGGGTGCGGTGGTCGCGAGGAGGCCGAAGCGGAAGCCGCGCACGTGCCCACGCCAGACAGGGAACTCGACGCCGAGCTCCCACTCGACCGTGATCGACGGGGTCGAGCCGAAGTTCAGGGTTCCGGTCGTCGAGGCGATGGAGCGCAGCGCTGTTTTCAACGCGGAGATCATCGAGTTGCGGTTCGTCACCGTGTCGGCGACGATCACCCCGGCGAGCACGAGGTGCAGACCGTCCTCGAACCCGTCGTGGGCGATCAGCCCATCGGTCTGCGCGCGCTTGTCGATCTGCTTGCGCAGCTCCACCCCGTCGAGGCCGCTCGAGGCGGCCGGGTCGATCAGGTAGGTGTTGCCAGTCGTGGCATTGAAGGTGATCGTCCCGCCGCCGGTGACGAGCGTGGTGATGTCGGAGTAGGACGCCATCTAGAGACCCACTCCCCAGGCGGCCGCGGCGAGCTCGTTGCCCGCGTACCTGGAGGCGGGGTGCGAGATCCCGCTCGTCAGCTTGCGCAGCTCACGGTTCTGCTCGCGGGTGAGCTGGGCGAGCGTCCAGGTATTGGTGGCCACCTGCGCTGATCCGAGGTCGACGTTCGAGCCGAACTGTCCGATCAGACCGTGGAGATCGCGGAGGAACTCGAAGCTCATGCGCCGCCAGTCTTCGAGACTGAACCCTTCCCCGTCTCGGTCGCCTGTGCGCCGCTCGCGGAGCCCTGCGAGCGCTGCTCGGCGCATGCCCTGCCGTGTCCAGCCCTGGCGTCCGACCTGCGCCTGCTCGAAGAGTCTGCGGGCGCGCTCGGCGTCGGCGGCCGCCTTCCGCCGCACCCGCTCGAGACGTGCCCGCTCCCGCTCGGCCGCGGCTTCACGCTGGGCTTCCAGCCGGGCCTCACCTTCGGAGACGATCGACTCGATCGCCTGCTGTTCGGAGGCGACCTGCTCGTAGAGCGTGCGGAGCTCCTGCTTCTGCTGAGCGGTCAGTCTCTTCCGCCGCTCGAGCGCATCGATGCGGCGCTGGTAGTAGCCGAGAGCCTCACGGTGGAAGCGCAGGTCGTCCGCTCGACCCGGTGTCGCCTGGGCGCGCGCCTGGTCGAGCAGGATGTCCTCGATGGTGCGGGCGGGGGGACGCTCGGAGTTACCCGTGCCTCTCGTGCTCGCGCTCGCGCCGCTCGCGCCACGCCGTGTCTGCTGCGGAGACGAGACGCCGGGTCGACGCGGATCGAGCGTATCGGGTGCCGCGTGTGATCCCTCGCGTGCGAGCATGCCCTCGGCGGCGGCGAGATCCTTCTCGCTCGTCGCCTGCCAGGCAACACGAAACGCCTGGCGCTCGGTCGGCGTCAGCGCGTCGAGCCCCTCACGGACGGCGCGCTGGGCGACTGCCGTGATGCGCGGGTACCGCTCGGCGTACTCCCCGGCGAGGAGCTTGCCGCGGATCGAGCGGCGGGTGCCCTCCTTCGCGCCGCTCGCACCTGGCGTCGAGACAATGGCAGCTGCGCTCGCGGCTGCGACCGTGCCCGCACTCGGAACGAGCGAGAGGAGCGCCGCTCGCAGCACGGCCACACGCCCGGCGTTGACCGCCGCTGCTGTGCCGATCGTGTTGAGCGCGGCCACGGAGACAGCCGCGCTCCGGGCGGACGTCGGCCCGAGAATCGCGATCGCCGTGCGCAGCGCGCCGAGTCCGCGCACGATCGCGAGGATCTTCCCCGCGGCGAAGGCGGCAACGAAGAGCTTGGCCGCGTTCTCCGCCCCGCCGAGCAGATCGACGAGCGGGCGGAGCGTGTCCCTGACGAGCCGGAGCCCGCCGGCGAACCCGCGGACGACTTGCTCGCCGGTCTCGATCGCCCGGTTCACCCGCTCCTGGATGCGACGCTGGTTCTCGGCGTCGCCCAGGTATCTCGAGAGCCGGTCGGAGAGGCTGGTCACGGCCGGGAGCAGCCCCATCCCGACGATCTCCATCAGGTTCTCCCACTCCACGCGCAGACGGTCAGAGGCGGCGACCGCGTCGTCGGAGGCCTCCTCGGCAGCGCGCCCGTACGCGCGCTGCAGCGCCGCGAGCAGCTCAGTGCGTGTCGCAGTCCGGTCGACGTCGATCCCGATCCGGCGCAGGGCACCGCTCATCCCCAGATTCGCCTTGTTCACGATCTGGGCGGCCTGCTCGAGGTCGATGTACCGTCCCCGGGCAACATCGATCGCGAGCGCGTTCAGCTCGAGCGCCTTGTTCACATCGCGGGTGGAACGCACGAACATCTGGAAGGTCTGCATGAGCGCCTCGTCGTCGAAGCCGAGCTTCGCCTGGGCGCGGATGACCGCGTCGATCCGCCGGATGTACTCGTCGTAGGAGATGCCGAGCGCGTCCAGGGCCACCTTGGTCTGGCCGCGCACGTTCTGCTCCTCCTTGGCGGCGGAGATCGCGGTGCGCACCGCGTAGACGAGCCCTTGCGCCCCCACGTAGGCGGAGGCGAGTCCCACGGCCGACCGAACGAGCGAACGGGTGGAGATCGTCGCGCCCCGCTGCGCCCGCTCGAGGTCGCGCATCTCGCGTGCCTGCCGGTCGGCGGCGCGCGCCGCCTGCTCCTCCGCGTCTCTGAGGGCGATCGTCGCGCGCTTGGCCTGGGCCGACTCGGCACCGTACTGGGCGAGCGACTTGCGCAACCGGTCCTGCGCGAGATCCAGCCGGAGCGCCTCCCGGGACATCTGCCCGACCGACTCGCGCCACTGCGCCTCCGCGCGCTCCAGGCGCACCATCTCGGAGGTGTCGACGTTGAGAACGACGGTTGCCCCGCCCGTCGCCCCTCCGCGAAGCGCGTCACCGAACGCCACCGCGCATCTCCTCCCGCAGCCGGACAAGCTCGGCGTGGCGCGCCTGGAGCCGCTCCGCCTCGCGGCGCTCCTCGACCAGATCGGGCCGGCTCAGCCACACCTCCAGGGCGGTGAAGGCGGCCTCCTCGACGAGCCACTGGGTCACCTCGTCCTCACCCTCCCATCCACATCCGCACTCACACCGCACCCAGGTCAGCGCTGGAAAGGGCCTGGACGAGCTTCGCGCAGCCAGGGCAGTCCGTGTCAGGGCATCCGTGCGCCGCACGAAAGGTGGCCCAGCGATCGAGCGGCTCGACGCCGATCCTCACCCCTTTCGCGTCGTGGGCGCGCAGCCGCTGGATGATCTCCGCGATCATCGCCAGGTCGTCCTCGGGTAGCGAGCCGTCGAGGAGGTCCTCAGGTCGCAGCGCGACGGGAGCGAAATCGCCCGGCTCCGTCTCGACCGCGACGACGGCTGCGCACACGAGATGGCGCTGGAACTCCCCGTAGCGGGCGATCCGCTCGAGCACCTGCTGCCGCTCGCCGTCGCCCGAGGCGAGATCGCTCGCGAGTTTCGCGGTCGCTCCTCCCTCCGAGGTCAGTTCGAGGAGCGCGAGCTCGAGCAGATCCTCGGGCAGGTCGCCGTGCTCGAGCAGGGTCGCGATGCCGGGGATGCGGATGCGCACCCGCTGGCCGGACGGCAGTGTGATCGTGTGCAGCGCCCGCGCCCGCCAGGTGGCGAGGCTAGGCGACGACGGCGTACTGTCGGTCTGCTTCTCCGTGCCCATGCTGTGCCTCCTTCGGCTGTGCGGACTGGGCTGCCTGCGCGCGGTCGAGCTCTTCCTCGAGGCGAGCTGCCTTCGCGCGGTCGAGCTCTTCCTCGACGCGAGCGCAGGCGATCGCGAGCTCACGGAGCAACGACCGGGCAGCCTTGAGCATCTGCCGGAGCCGCTGCACCTCGACGAGCTCGCTCATGACGTGTAGTTCGAGACCGTGTTCTTCGCGGTCACGGTGAGCGTGTTCTCGATGGTCGGATCGGGGAAGGCGGAGAGCTCGATGTCGTAGAAGAGCGGCGCGCCGGAGGGATCCGGAACGAGCGAGACCCTGCGGATCTCCGCCGCGTCGATGTCCAGTGACACCTCGTCCGCGGAGGAGCGGGTGGCACGAATGTTGAGCGGGGCGGTCGCGAGCGCCTGCGCGTGGGTCGTCCCGGAGGGCGAGTCAGTAAGGAAGAGGCGCCAGATCGCATCGGTCTCGAAGAGGACGCGGAGCGTGCCCGTTACTCCCCAGCGTCCGGTGACCGAATCCGATGCCGCCATGCCCGTGTCGCCCTGGATCACCTGGGCGGCTCGCTCGGAGGTGAGAGAGAAGCTCTCGACGATGTCGGCCGTCGATCCGTCGAAGGTCACCGTGACGTTCGGATAGACGAGAGGCTCGAAGGTGCTCGGGGCGAGCGCGGGATCGGTTTCCCCCTCGACGCCTACGAGCCCGAGCACGGCTGCCGTGTACTGGAGCGCCTGGCCCGCGCCACCGGAGATCGAGAGGCTCGTCAGCCTGCAGTCGGACATGCGAGAGACGAGCGCGCTCGAGTCGAAGGCGTTGTAGATCGTCACGTACGGGAGGTACGCAGCGGCGGTGATCGTGTGCGTATAGGGGCCCGTACCGCTGGTCAGCACGGAGCCTACGTGCAGATACGCAAGGAACCCGAACTCATCGGCGCGCACGAAGCCGGCGAGGTTGCCCTCGATGAATGAGCCGACCTTGACCGCCCGCGAGCGCTGGAACGAGGAGTCGGTCTCCGGCAGATCGATGATCTGGACGGTCGGGCGGACGATGTCGCCGGTGACGCGGAGCTTGAACTTCGGAGTCGTCTGCGGCGTGCCCTTCGCGGTCTGCTTGCCGATCGCTGCGGTGAAGAAGTTTCCGGCGTGGCCTGCCACCTAAGACTCCTTGGCCTTGACGCGCTTGACCGCGTGCGCCGCCTGGTCGAGCACAGCGATGACGCGCGGATCGCTGGTCTTGAGCGTCTCCCCGGCGACGACCTTGACCTCGCTACCGTCGGCGAGGTGGCACGCGAACTCTGTGTACGGGGCGATGAGCTCGTAGGCGACCTGCTCCATGCCCGCGCCTATCGGCGCGGGTCTCGACTACCTGCTGGCGAGGCGGTTGAGCCGGTCGACGAGGCTGCGGCGAGCTTCCGCCCGGCCCTTCTCGAGGAACCGCAGCGGTGTGATTCCACGCCGGGTGCCGCGCGACTGGAAGTGTGCGTACCAGGCGCGCGACCGGAACCCGCTGGAGAGCCCGCGTGGTGTCTCGATCACGGGGAGCAGCTCCATCTGCGCCATCAGACCCGTACGCCGGCGCGTCTGGGCGACGGCGGAGGCCGTGCGGGCGCCGTCCTCGCATGCGGCGCGCAGGGCTACACGGGCGGCCTGCTCGAGCTCGCGCGCGAGCTCCTCGCCCCAGCCGGCGACGAGATCGACGCGCGCGCTGATCATGCGAGCACCGCCGGGTTGTCCGCCCAGGCGGTGAGCGTGGCCTGGCAGCCCCACTCCTCGTAGTCGATCTCGACTCGCTGCAGACGCGTGTACCAGATGCCATCCGCGGTCGCGAGCGTGGTCTGCGCCGTCTGCAGCGCCTGCTCGAGCCGGAGCGCGAGCTCCTCGAGCGGTTCAGGATCGAGCGGAGCCTCGCCGCCCGTGGCAGGCACGACCTTCGGCCAGGCGCGCACGGCCAACCGGAGCTCCGCGACCTGCACGTTCGCGGCCCGCTCGGCGAGCCCTGGGCTGAACACGGCGATGACGCTCAGATCCCGATGCTGCCCCGTCCTGTAGCCAGAGTAGACGACGAAGTCGGGGAACGCCTGCTCGAGGTGCTCGGCGACGGCGCGGCGCCAGGAGCTGAGCAGGTTCGCCACTCACGGCCTCCGACGGTACGGCTGCAAGCGGTGGCGCACCGAGACGGGCATGCCGCGCCCCGCGAAGATGGCCTCCGCCTCGGGGACGACCGTGTACCCCGCCTGCGAGCTCGAGGCGAACGTCCCCGGGTTGGCCGTGAGGTTCTTCACCCACTCGAGGCACGCGAGCTTCACGTCCTCCGGCACCTCCGGCATCCCCCAGGAGCCCGTCACCGATGCCTGCCAGCCGAAGCCCGGCTGCACGGGGGCAACGCTCGGCGGGATCGTCACGATCCCGAGGTACGTGCCTCCCGGGGCTCCCCCGACCGGCCGCAGCCGGTACTCGTCCGAGGAGAGCGACTGTGGATCGGCGGTGTCGCTGTACAGCTCGACGCTCGTCGCGGCAACGAGGTCGTAGGGCGCGAGATCGATCCAGCCAACGACGGCACCGTCGAGGATCATGCGTCGCAGCGTGAACGCACGCGTCGCCGTCCCGGCCGGCCGGAACTCGCGCTCGCAGTACGTCCAGATCGCGCTCGAGCAGAGGTTGACCGCGTCCACGAGCAGTCCGTCCCGGGAGCCGTCGTTCTCGTCGCGCCAGCAGTACGAGCGCGCCTCCTCGAGGCTGACGAGCGCCCGAGAGCTGAGGTCGTTCACGCGAGCGCCTCGGCGTGCTCGACGACGAAGGAGACCTCCTCGGCGGCGTGCGCGGCTCCCGTGCCCTGGCAGTGGACGTACCAGGTTCCCTCGGCAGGCTCGAACGTGAGTTCGTAGATGCCGGTCGAGGGGTGCGTCACCTCCGGATCCGTGCCGGCGATGTACGACGTCGGTGGCTCGAGCACCCCACCGATCCGTCGCCGCGCGGTGAAGGTGACGGCAGTGGGATCGGTCAGCACCCCCTCGTCGTCTGGCACGCGGAACTCGGCGTGGACGATGACCTGCGCGCCCTCCATGTAGACCTGCATGGCCATGCCTCACCTATCGGTCGCAGGCGAGGAGCTCGAGCTCGACGTCTGCCGCAGCCGCCTGTCGGAGGACGATGGTCGAGGCGGGTCTCGATTCGAGCCGAAGCCGGGCCGCACCGCTCACGCTCGTCGCTTGCGCAGCGGGCGTGCGCAATCCGAGGCTGACGAGGGCCGCAGGTGTGTGCGTGAGCGCGAGACAGGCACGGATCGTGACCCCCAGCTCGCGCGGCGCTCTTCCCGCGGCGATCGCTCCCCCGATCACGATCCCGACCGAAGCCGAGCCGCTCGTGCCACCCGCCAGGAGCCCGCTCGCTGATGCGGTGACGACCGCGCTCGGTGAGGTGCCGGCCGCTGCTGCCGCTCCGCCGGGCACGACGATCAGAGAGCCCGGGGAGTAGCCTCCCGCCGAGGCGCCACCGGGTGTGGGCGTCTCGGTCGTGCCGCTCTCGGCGTTCGGCGGGTACCCGCCGGCGGTCGCGCCACCTGGCACTGCGGCGACGACGGCTCCCGAGGGCGTGCCGGCAGCGAGCGCGCCGCCTGCCTGCGCCGTGACGACGGGAGCGGGAGCTACCCCCTGGGCCTGCGCGCCTCCGATCCCGACCGTGGTCGCGGGCTGCGGGCTCTGTCCTTCGGCCGTGGCGCCGCCGATCTGCACTGGCGTCGCCGAGGTCGGCGCGACACCCTGCGCGACCGCTCCTCCGGCCTGCATAGAGGTCGAGACGGTCGGGCTCCGACCCTGAGCCAGCGCCCCACCCGCCTGCGCCGTGACTGTGATCGTGGGTTCGCGCCCTTGCGCGGTCGCAGCGCCAGCCTGGGCGGCCGCGACCGCGCTCGGGGAGACGCCGCCGGCGATCGCTCCGCCGGGCGTGGGCGTCTCCCTCGTGCCCTCGCTCGCGGTCGGCGCATTGCCGGCGGCGAGCGCGCCGCCGGGCGAGAGCGTGACGACCGCGCCGGCTTCGACCCCGGCCCCGAGCGCAGCTCCCGGCTGAGCCGTTGCAGCGACGCCGGGAGAGAGCCCCTGGCCGACTGCACCGCCAGTAGCGACGGCGACAACGGGACCGGGTGACGCTCCCTGAGCGGAAGCTCCTCCGGGCTGCGCACCTGCGGCCGCAGCGGGCGCGAGGCCCTGGGCGAGCGCGCCACCCGGCGAAAGGGCGACGGTCGGCTGCGGCGTCTGACCCTGGGCGAGCGCGCCGCCGGCCGGCACTGCGGTGGAGAACGTGGGCCCGAAGCCCCCGGCGATAGCTCCTCCGGGCGCGACGGCGGCGGCAGGCTGCGGCGAGACGCCTGCCGCAGGCGCCCCGCCCGGGGCTGCCCCCACGATCGCGACCGGCGCGAAACCACCGGCGAGCGCGCCCCCGGGCGGGACGGTGGGAGGCCCTGCCTTCGTCCCGACCCATGCTCGCCGCCGGGCGAGTGTCCAGCGGCGCCGGTAGACCCCCATCGGGGCCTCCTACGGCAGCTCGCGCACGTACGCGGTGCCGCTCAGATTGACCGCATCCGCGGGGGCGAGGTTGAGCCGGACGACGAGAGCCTCGGCGTTCGCGACCAGGAGCCTGTGCTCGGGCGGCGGCATCCACACGTACGGGACGCGCACGTTCAGCCCGTCGGCGTGCAGCGTCACGGGGGTGCCGGAGGTCGTCGCGACCGTCGTGTCGTTCGTGCGCGCGGTAAAGCCGGCCGCGGAGTCGTTGACGAGCACGGGCCGCGGCGTCGCGGCCGAGCCGCCGGAGCCGGCGGTCACCGTCGCCGGCAGCCGGATCATCTCGACCCGGAGTAGCTCCTCCTGCGCGTCGCCTGCATCGGCTGTCCCGCCGACGTTCGCGAGGTAGACGGCTTCGAGCACGCACACCTTGTCCGCGGCCGGCTTGCAGTAGAAGAGATCCTGCACGGCGCTCACCGAGACGGCGGTGAAGGTGACGGTGTACAGGCGCCCGTGTCCGATCATCGTGTCCTCACCTCACATCCGTAGGAGAGTGTTGCGCGTGACCCGGCGGTCGGCGTAGACGAGACTGCGAGGGGGCGTGTAGTCCACCTCCAGGTAGCAGTAGTCGAGGTTGCCCGTCATCGCGGTGCTCGTCGAGCCCTTCGTCACGCGGATGCGCGCCTCGATCGTGTCGCTCGTCTGCGCCGAGCGGAGCTGCGCGAGGGTGGGGGTGGGCGAGAAGGTCGCCTCGCCTGCCTCCTCGGTCGTCGTCGTCTTGACGGTCTCCGTGCCCGCGTTCGCGTTCCCGACGCGCGGCTGGAGACCCAGCGCGCCGCCGGTGACGGACGCCGTCATCCCCCACTCGACCTTGACCTTGACCGAGTTGATCGTCGAGCCATCGGGGATGCCCGGATCGCTGATGGTATGCAGTAGGGTGCCACTGTTCCCTACTGCTACCCAGGTCCCGTTGCCGTAGCCGACTCCGTTGAGCGACGGCGTGCTGTGCTCGTTTCTCGTCCACGCGCCCGTAGGGTCGGTGGCGTAGCGCAGCGCGCCGCTGAAGCCCACCGCCACCCAGGTTCCGCCGCCGTAGGCGACTCCGTAGAACGTTGTGGTGCCCTGAGGGTTGCTCGTCCACGCGCCCGTGGGATCGGTGGCGTAGCGCAGCGCGCCACTCCCACCTACCGCTACCCAGGTTCCGCCGCCGTAGGCGACGGACTCGAACGTCGTGGTGCCCTGAGGGTTGCTCGTCCACGCGCCCGTAGGGTCGGTGGCGTAGCGCAGCGCGCCGCTGAAGCCCACCGCCACCCAGGTTCCGCCGCCGTAGGCGACGCCCAGGAAGCCCGTCGTGCCCTGCGGGTTCGAGGTCCACGTCCCCGTGGGATCGGTGGTGTGGTACAGCGTGCCGCTGTCTCCCACCGCCACCCAGGTTCCGCCGCCGTAGGCGACTCCGTAGAACGTTGTGGTGCCCTGAGGGTTGCTCGTCCACGCGCCCGTAGGGTCGGTGGCGTGATACAGCGTGCCACCCTGGCCCACTGCCACCCATACGCCGTTTCCATAGGCGACTCCGTCGAACGACGCCGTGCCCTGAGGGTTCGAGGTCCACGTCCCCGTGGGATCGGTGGTGTGGTACAGGGCTCCACTACCACCCACGGCTACCCAGGTCCCGTTGCCGTAGGCGACGCCCAGGAAGCCCGCCGTGCCCTGCGGGTTCGACGTCCATGCGCCACCGACGAGCGGAAATGCCTCCGTCGTGATGTCGGGGAACCCGAAGTCCCCGCTCAGCGTCGCGTTCTTCGCGCTCGCGAGCGTCGCGTACACGTTGTCGCCTCTCAGCGCGTACGCGTTCTGCGGGTTCGTCCACCCCGTCGCGACGACGGTGTGACGGTTCGCGGGACGGCGCGTGATCGGCACCTACATCGCCTCCGGGCGCGAGATCGCGCCCTGTCCGAGCAGCTCGACGAGGCCGCTCGCGCGCGCCGGGTGGTAGCCGACCGAGACGACGACCGGGCCGAGGTGTAGGTCGAGGTACGGCCCGTACGGGCCGTGGTCGCCCTGGCGGTGGCAGGGGTCGAGGTGCAGCCCGAGCGACAGCGTGCCGTCGAACCGCCACTGGACGAGCCAGCAGGGGCCGTACCACAGGCCCCAGGCCGGACCTAGGTGGTGTCGATGAAGAGGATGCCCGCCGGATCCCATTGCAGCGTGTACGGGGTGGACACGGTCTGGTCGGAGTCCCAGGCGAGCAGCGCGTACAACGGGTCGGTGGAAGAGGCCCCGCCCGTGTCGATCCACATGACCCCGTAGCGCCAGGTCTTCGACGCGGTGAATGTCCAGGTCACGTCGGCCGCGTCCCAGCGCACCTGGTCGGACGCCGAGTCGTAGGTGATCGTCTTCGAGCTGAGCGTCTCCCCGCCTGCCGTGTACCCGGATCCGGCGCTGATCTCGTTGGTGGCGTCGTTGAAGAAGTCGTCCGTGTCGCGGTTCGGCGTGTAGGACGACGTGTGCAGCGAGAGCTTCACCGTGCCCGACAGGTAGTTGACGTCCGAGCCGACCTGCTCGGCGATCTTCTCCATCGTCAGCCCGTAGAAGGAGACCGTGATGGCCATGGCTCAGCTCCTCGCCTTCTCAATGCGGTAGGGACGACTCTGGATGTGCGTGTGGTAGCGCGCTCGCTCGGCCCCCGAGAGCACGCGCTGCTCGCGCAGCTTCCGCTCGAGCGCGAGGAACTCCTCGGGGGAGAGGGCGTACGCGGTCCGCCGCTGCTCCTGCGCCTCGACGATCGCGACCGCCTCGTCGAGCGACTCGGCGGCGACCGAGACGGCGCGGAACTCGCTCGTTCTCGGATCCTTCAGGCGGAGACGGACGGTCATCGCCCTGACCTATCGGCGCCTCGCTCCTCGCGCCAGAGGCGTCCGCGCAGACGGTCGAGGGCCTGGAGATCGCGCCAGGGCCGCCGACGCCGCTTGCGCCCCGGGGAGGGGGCGGAGGAACCGGTTCCTCCGCCCCTTGTGCGCTGAGTGGGTGCTGCCATCCCCGGGGTACCTCAGCCCTCAGTCTTCTGCCGGGGCGGTCTTGGCCTTCCGCACACGCGCGAGCTCGGCCCTGCACTGCTTGATCCGATCCTGGATCTGGGCAGCGGCCTCCTTCGCGTCGATGCGGCCGTCGAGGAGCAGCGGGTCCATGCGAGCGGACTCGATTCGCTTGATCCGCGCCTCGTAGCCCGCGATCTCGTCCTCGAGCGCTGCCGCGTAGGCTGCCACCCGCTCCTTGGTCGCTTCGGTCGTGTGGTACATGCCTCCTCCTAGAAGCTCGGCGCGACGAGTCCGGTGCCGCCGATGACCGAGGTCGCCGCCGGGTAGCGGCCACCGGTGAAGGCCACCTCGCCCCAGACCGCGAGCCTGACTGACTGCGGGGCGTTCGCCTGCTCGAACGTGAAGGTCCGCGGCCCGCCCGCCGGGTCGAGCCACAGACGGTGGTCCTGCGGGCGGGTGACGATCACGACGTCCTCGTTCGTGCCGGCCCCGAGGTTCGTCGGGATGTTGTTGTCGGTCACGACGGGGAGCCCCTGGATCGTGCCGACCACCGCCCCGTACTCGGGCGCGTCCCCGACCGCGAGCGCGTTGAACGGACCCTGCGCGTTCGGAACGGCGAGCGGCCTGCCGGCCGAGTCGAGCGTGCCCATGATCCACTCCCAGCGCCGCCCGTGCATGAGCGCGAGCAGCGGAGGCGCGTGCCGGTTGGTGACGATGCCCTCCTTGGCGCCGGCGAACTTCGGGTAGAACTCGCCGACGGTCGGAGAGGCGTCCGTGTAGGTGATCGAGTTGATCCCCGCCACCGAGCGGAGGCCGAGCACGGTGCCCGCGGTGCCGTCGGCGTTCAGGCATGCCGCGTCCACCTTCGTCCACCAGTCGGCGATCAGATCGGCGAAGATCGTGTCGACCGCGTCCCGCGAGCGCTCGACCGCCTGCCGGGAGAGGTCGTTCTGCCCGGGGTACTGGCGGATCGGGACCGACATGAGCGTGTCGTCGAAGTCGGTCTCCTGGACGGCCGCGTTCTCGGCGGCCTGCGCGGCGACCGCCGTCCCGGTCGTGCCCCGCGGGATGTTGATCACCATGCCCTCCTCGGGCAGGTTGCGGCGCACGCCGGCGAGCGCTGCGAGGAACGGCGCGCCCGCCCGAGCGAGCGGGGCGTACTCGTCCACGAGGTACTGCGGGATCGTGAACCCGGAGAGCGCCCCGGTGCCCACGTCCCGCATCTCGCGCCCGAACCGCTCCCGGTACACGTCGGCCATCTGCCGCTCGTGCTGGACGAGCCGCTCGGCCGCGTCGGAGCGGTGCGCGAACTGCACGGCGTACACGTCGCGGGCGAAGTCGGCGAACGAGTGCCGGTCGGGCCGGTAGACGAGCTCGGCCCGGGCCCCGCCGCGCGGCGTCGGCTCCGGCCGGCGCCGGTCGGGCTCGGGGATGGCCGCCCGCCGCTCTTCTGCCTCCAGGTTCCCCTGGATGCGGGCGTACTCGGCGTGCGCGTCCTCGAGCGCCTGTCCCGTCGTCTCGAGTTCCTCGGCAAGCGTCCGCGCGGTCTCCGCGTACGCGGCCCGCTCGGCCTCGTCGGTCGGCTCGTCGCCGAGCTCGGCGATGCGGGCCCGAACGGCCTCCCATGCCTCCCGGGCGGCTCGCAGCGCGGCCTCGGCCGCGTCGCGCTGACGCGTCAACAGGTCGATGGTCTCCATCTCAGATCACTCCTCCTCTGCGCAGGCGCCGCTCCATGTCGGCGTCGAGCGCGCGAAGTAGCTGGGCGACAGACGTCGTCGGGCCCGCCGGTGGCGCGACCTGACCCGCACCCCTCGCGAGTGCGAGGCGATGCTCGTGGCCCTCCTCGGGGGAGCGACCCGGCGCCCCGAAGTCCGGGACGCGCAATGATGCAGCCGCGAGGCTGCGGATGAAGCTCTCCGTTTGCGGATAGGCGCCCTGGGCGCACACGCAGACGTCGTACTGGTGACCGATCGCGTCGATCTCCCAGAGCATGTCGACGGTGCCGTCCTCGAGCTCGCGCTGCTCGACGAGGTGCTCCTCGCCGATCGTGAAGGCGAACGAGGCCTGTCTCACGACGCCGCGGCCCATCTTGACCGCGAGCGCGCGCGCATCAGGATCCTCCGGGTCGACCCGGGCGAAGAAGCGCTCGCCATGGAAGTCCTCCGCGAGCTCGAGCCCACCGATGCCGCGCACATCGGTCGCGGCGACGACGGTCTTCATGTCGTGGCCGTGGTTGAGGTGGACGACCTCCTCACCGGCCCGCACGCGCTCGAGCACATCGGTGAACGCCCCGCGCGCGATCCGCTCGCGCATCCTGACCCAGCCCGGGATGTCCCAGAGCGTCGTCTCCTGGGCGTACACGGCGGCGTAGCCCTCGATCGTCCAGGAGCCGTCGCCCGTACCGGTGGCATCGCGTACCTGGATGTCGCGCAGCGGCGTGAGGGCGAGGCGGAGGCTCGAGCGCTCGGTCATCGCCCGCGCCTATCGTCACTCGTCGTCCGCGGAGGGTGGCTCCGGATTCGGGGCTCCGCCGACCGGTGTGATCTGGAGGATGTCGCCGTCGGGATGCGGAGGCAGTCCGAGCTCGGCCCGCCCCTCGTTGGGCGTGCGAATGCCGGCCTGCACCTCGTGGACGACCATGTCCGACTCGGTGAGGGCGTCGCCGCGGACGCGGCGGACGTGGAACGCCGGGTAGTCGCGGGCGCCGGGACCGAAGAAGCTCGGGTCGTGGGCGATCGTCTGTTCGATCCGCTGCCGGCGCGGCTCGAGCCCGTAGCGGACCCAGCGATCCTCCTCGTGCTCGGGGGTGAGCGGCTTGGCTCCCTCCTTGGAGGCGGCCCAGAGCAGCGATGGCGGCACGCCGAGGATGCGACCGACGTCCTCGATCGAGAAGGCTTGGCTCTCGACGAACTGCTGATCGGCGAGCGAGAGCCCGATCGTCTCGATGCGCGGGTCTCCGCCGAAGACCTTGACCTTCGCACTCGACCCGGAGAGGTAGACCTGGCGGAACTCCTCGGCCTGCTGGGGAGTGACGTCACCGGGGAAGACGACCGCGGTTGTGCGCCGAGAGCCGTCCTCGTAGAACTCGGCCTCCGCCGCCTGCCGGGCGAGCGCCGCCACCCAGGCTCTGCGGTGCCGCTCGACCGGGGAGGGCGACACGATCTGCCCCGGGTCAGGAGTGCCGACGCGGAAGTGGAGGACGTCGCGGCTCGTGAGCCACTCGGAGCGCAGGCCGGCGAGCTGCACCTGGTACTCCGGTCGCCGCAGCGTCCTGTTCCAGCGGGCCGCGACCTCGTCCGGGTGCAGGACGTAGATGGCGACGACCCGCCCGAGCTCGTCGTGCTCCTTGAGCCAGAAGGCGTTCCAGCGGGCCGTCAAGGAGGCCTCGGTGCGCTCCCACGCCTCGAACCACGAGTACCACTCGTTCGGCCGGCCGGCGAAGAACCGCGCCTGCCAGGTGGTGGTGACCATCCGACGCTCTGCGTCCTCGCCACGCCACACGCGCATGCGGTGCTTGGCGATCGCCTCCGATGCGATCCGGATCGCCTGCGTCCAGGCCGGCAGCCCGGCCACTTCCCGCGAGGAGGCTGCCGTGCCCGAGGCACTGCGAAGGAGCACGCCCTGGCTCGCGAGCAGCTCGCCCATGCTCGCCTCGCGCTGCTCGATCAGGACGTCGCCGTGGCGCGTGCGGGCGATCACCCGATCACCTGCAGGTAGAGGACGCGCTCACGCGGAATCCATGCTTCGCCCTCGAGCTCGAGTGTCCGGCCGGCCGCCTCGAGCTGCTCGACCTTCGCGAGCCGGTAGTGGCCGGCGGCGTTGCCGATCCAGATCCCCTCGAGGGATCTCGTCTCGCCTCGCAGGTGGATGCGCACGCGGCGCCGACGGAGGAAGATGGCCATGCGCCCTGGCCTATCGGACGAGGAGGTGATAGCGGGCCCGGGAGTCGAACCCGGTTGCCGAGGTCATGAGCCTCGTCTCTGCGCCCGGCCGAGTCGCCCGCACCGGGGCCTATCGGCGGATCACCAGGAGGCGGCCCAGGGCTGCGAGACGCGGTTCGCCGCGTGCCACATGGCGCGCTCGTAGGCGATGATGCACGCTACCGCAGCGTCGATCTTCCGCGGCGAGTCCGGGTGATCCTTGGTCACCACGGTCCCCCACGGGGTCTCCTTCGCGACGCAGTTGCCGACTGCGCTCGCGAGCAGCTCGTCTCCCGTGTGCGAGATCCTCCCCTCGAGCACATCCGTGCGGAAGCGCTCGCAGGCCGGAGCCATCCTCCGTGGCTGCCGGGTCTCGAACTCGACGATGCGCGACCCGTAGAGCTCCGACCACTGCTCGATCTCCCCGTACCAGCCAGGCGGATCGGCGGCGAGCTCGCGCACGTCGAAGCGCTCGAAGGCGCTGTCGATCTCCTCGTGCACCTCGGAGCGCGGGATCCGCCACTCGGCGCTCGCGCCCTCGGGCCGGCGCCAGGCCCTGAGGACCTCCACGTGACCGTCGAGCGTCGCAGCAGCCAGCACGGTCATGTCGCGTCGCTCCGATCCGTCGAAGCCGAGCACTACCGTCTCGCCGTCCTGGAGCCGCCGGGAGCTTCGGAGCTTCGCCCAGGATGCCGGGTCGATCCAGGTCGTCTCCGTCTCCGCCCACACGCAGCCATGCAGCTGCAGCACCTGCGCGCGCGTCAGCTCGGGGTTGGCCGCCTGCCGGCGCAGATAGTCGAGGGTGATCCAGGTGGCGGGGTTCGCGAGCTTCATCGCGCGCACGTCGGCGGGATCGACCGTCGGCGCGTGGTAGTTGTAGACGAGCGTCCGCGCCTCCCAGAGCCTGGCGACCTCGAGGCCCGGCCGCTCCTCGCGATCCTCCGCCGCGGCTGCCGCGTCGAGCAGCCGGCCGAGGATCGAGCTCGCCCGCTCGTGCGCCTCCCCAGCCGTTGTGATGGTGAAGACCTGCGGGGCGGAGCGAGCCCCACCCGCCGAGGTGAGCGCCGCGTACGCGCGACGCAGGGATGGCGTCACCCACTGGGCGAGCTCGTCGCAGACGACGAGCGAGGGGTTGTACCCGTGCATCTTGTGCGGATCGGAGGCGAGCCGGCGGATGATCCCGAGCCCGTCCTCGCGCACGATCTCGCCCGTGTAGTCGCGGACCCTCGCGAGCTCCGAGAGCACCGGGGAGCGTCGAACGAACGTGGCTGCAGCGTCGAAGAGGCGCCCGGCGTTCTTGTCAGAGGCGGCAGCGAGCAGGATCTCCGGCGAGCCATCGGATGTGAGTAGCCGGTAGACCGCGTATGCGGCGAGCAGCGAGGTCTTCCCGTTCTTCCGCGGGATCACGAACACGATCGACTGCCAGATCGGCCAGCCGTCAGTGTCGTAGGCGAGCGCCTCGCCCATCATCGCCCGCTGCCAGGGCTCGAGCACGAGGGGCTTGCCCGCCCACTCGTCGACGGATTGCTCGAGGTGCTCGCGACAGAAGGCCGCGAAGTGAGCGACCTCCGAGCCCTCGGCGTAGCGCGTCCACGGAAGCCGTGCCCGGCTCATCCGCGCTCAGGATACGGAGCGCAGCCCTGAACGCTTCGCTCGCTGGCGCACCGCCGGCGAATGACCGACTGACGCCTTGACGACGGCAACCGGGTCGCGCCCGGGCTGCTTGCGCGCCAATGCCTCGCCCAGCTGCAGGCACAGGCGGTCGGCGGCGTGCATCTGCTTGACGAGCGGGTGCTCGACGAGCTGACCCTGCGAGCCGAGGGTGGTCAGGGGCCGGCCGGCCTCCTCCCAGGCGTCGATGATCGCCTGGCGACGCTCGCAGGCGGCCCGGTAGCGCTCCTCCGCGTCGGAAAAAACGTCAGGCGGCAAATCCGATCACCCCGATTTTGGCCGATTCGAGGTCGGCTGCGGATTGCCGGAGAGACGCAGCTCGCGAGACACCCCCCCTTCGACCGTCGAGCGCGCCGTGGCAGTGCAGGCACGCCGCACGGCAGTCGTCGATCGTCGCCGCGTCATGGTTCCCGCCGAGCCGCGGGTCGAGGTGGACGCTCGTCGCCTCTCCGCGACATCCCTCGAGCCCGATCTCGCATCGCCCTCCTACGAGCTCGAGCCGCTGCAGCCTCAGCCTGCGCCAGTGCGCTCGCCAGGTACCGTGCAGACGGGCTCGAGCTGCTCGGCGGGGCGCGTCGTCGATCGCGTGCCGCGAACAGCGAGAACCCGGGCTCGGCGTGCCGCAGACGACGCATGGCCGCAGCCTCACAGGTCGATTCCTCCCGGCATACGCCGTGCGATGTGGATGCCTCCAGTGAGGAGCCTCGCGAGCTCCTCGCGTGCCTGATCGTCGAGCGGGACGCGCACGACGTGGGCATGAGTCGGCTGGACGTCGACGAACTCGATCACCGTCTGCTCCGCCGGGGTGCCGTTGGTCGCCTGGTCTGGCGGCAGAGTACGGCGGCCGACTCCGAACCGGTAGCCCACGAGCTCCTCGACGATCTGCCGTGGCATCACGCCGCCTCCTGCACCATCGCCCGGCCGACCACCTCACGGGCCGCTCGCTCGAGCACGCCGAGCGCCCAGTCACGTGGGTCGCGGCCCTCGATCTCCGCGGCGCGCACGCAGAGGTCGTGCAGCTCGCCGATCGCTCGCACAGAGAGCGCCGGTGGACGTGCACGCTCGAGGTCCTCGGAGAAGGCGAACTGCAGTTGCTGGCGCGTCCAGCCATGCCGCTCGGCCTCGTCGAGCCAGCGCTCCTGCTCGGGCTCATCCAGAGAGGCGACGAGCTCGTGCATCTCCCAGGAGAGGCCCGGTCGCCGACGCTCGACCGGGATGCCTCGCGCAACTCGGGCTGCGTGGCGCACCATCCGCGATCGCGTGTCGAACTCGACGACCACCTCGTGGTAGTCCCGCGCGTAGCGCTCACCGTACAGCCGCCAGTCGCCGAGTGACCAGAGCGCCCGGTCGGTCGCTGCGAGGAGCGCTTCGCCGATGCGGCGCCACTCGTTGATCGGCAGGTCGCCTGTGATCTCGAGCCCGTCGGGACGCGAGACCACGCGGTCGGAGAGCTGCGGATGCCGGTGCTCGATGATGGTCACGATCGCGCCTCGTGAAGCCAATCGGCGAAGAGATGCTCGATGGTGCCGAGATCGGGCTGCAGTCCGCGCGAGCGCCCGATCTGCGGCCCGATCGCATCGGCGAGATCTCGGAGGAGGCCCTCCACCACCTCTACGAGCGTGAGCCCATGCGCGATGGCTGCTGCGACGTGTCGCAGCGTCCAGGCGTCACGCTCGGAGAGTCCGCCGGCGTATTGCTCGACGATCGTCTCGAGCTCGGGCTCGACGTCCTCGACGACGGGTTCCGGAAGCGTCCCATCGTCGCTCAGCGCCACTACTCGCTCAGGCTCGAACCGAGAGTCGCGGACGTGCCGGCGCAACCAGTCGATGTACGGACCGTCGGTGAGGCTGCCACCTCGCCGGTATCCGCGCATGGCTCGGTAGGTGTACGTCTCCCGTGAGACGCCCGACGCGAGGTCTGGGTCATAGCTCGCGTACGCCTGTACGCCGATCCCGAGCAGGTGGACCGCGAGGGCATCGAACTGATCATCGGGCAGGTGCGCGCCGTGCGCGCGGAGGGCGTCGTGAGCCGCTCGGCGTGAGAGCCGCTCGAGGCGCACGAACGTCTCCTCGTCGAGCGCTGTGGCCACTGCCACGTAGCGTAGCCATTGCTGGCGACGATGAGCTACTCCGGCTCCCGCAGCAGCGCGTACACCGTCGGCCGTGAGAGGCCGGCGATGCGTGCCATCTCAGCGACGGTGAGGCCGGCGTCGTGGCCGGCACGCAGCCAGTCGGCGAGGTCCAGCATGGCCTCGGCGCGCAGCCGGTCGGCGAGTGCGCGCCGGGCGGCGGCCTCAGCTATCCCCTGCCGCGCGCTGTCAGGGAGCACCGTCTTGGCGACGGGGGAGGAGCCGACCTCGAAGATCCCGAGGTCGCGCTCCTCGACCGCGCGGCGGTAGGGCTCGAGCCAGGCGGGCTCACGCCTCCTCATCCGACCCTCTCCTCGGCTACATGCTCCGGCCGGCATGGCACGACGTAGCCGATTAGCCCGTCCGGCCGGATACAGACGAGGTCGCGGCCGGCCCAGACCCTAGACAGAGCCGCAGGCACAGGCACGACCACGCCTCGTTCGCCGGGGCGAACGACCCTGATGTCGCCGCCGGCGTGCTCGGTCACAGCGCCGAGGTGGGCGCGGAACACGACGCGAGTTCCGGGCTGGCGCACGAGCTCGCTCATCGCGCGTCCCCCGCCCTATCCGCGTCCGCGAGTCGCGCCAGGAGGCCCGCCGGAACCTCGGACTCTCCGACGAGCCACGCATCCGCGTGGTACGCCGTCGGGCGCTCCACGCGGACGAAGATCGGCGCGCTCTCCTCGTGGAGGAGAGCGCAGTACTCGATCTCGCGGTCGGGCTCGTCGGCGTAGCCGAGCGAGATCAGCCGGAGATCGTCCGGCGGGATCCACCGCCGGACGGGCGCGAGGGGCGAGTGCGAGTAGTGCGCGCACGTCTCGCTCTGGCACCCGCGATAGAGATCGGTCTCGACGAGCTCCCCGCCGAGGGCGAGGAGCTGCTGCGGGTACAGCCCCCATCCCTCGATGGCGGGCCTAGCGAGCCGCTCGATGGCTCGCTCGGCGTCCTTGATCAGCGTCATCTACGCCTCCTTCCTAGTCTCGGGGCGGGTTCCCCCGTCTGCCGCTGCGCGGCCACCCAGACGAGGAGCCGGATGGCCTGTGATCGGTCTCTGTGATCGGATCGCACACGTGCCCATGCCGCGCGGATGTCCGGATCGGCGAGCACGTGCAGCCGGTCGGTCTCCCCGGAGCCGAGCTCGGCCTTGGTGAGCCCCGCGCGGTAGCAGGCCTCCACATCGGCGAGGCGCTCCCGCACCCAGGATGCCTCGACCTCGACGAGCGATGTCTCGAGCGCGACGACGTACCTGTCGCGCCGATCGTTGATGGGTGTCCGGTACGCGAGGTGCTTCTGCCCTGAGGCCGCGAGACACAAAGCCCAGGGGCCCTCGGGCGGGTCGAGCAGCCACTGCCGGATGCGCGGCTTCTCGGCCTTCGATGCCCGCTCGAGACCGTGCTGCGCGCTCGCTCGTAGGCTGAACAGGCACCAGCGCAGCTCGCGCTTCCCCGACGCCGAGCGCTCGCCGGTCGAGCCCGCGAGCCACTGGCAGCCCGGGTGCGCGCGGTCGCTCCAGGGCGCCCCGAGGTCGGCCCAGCCGGCGAAGTTGTCGCTCACCGCGAACGCCACGGTCTCCTCGCATGCGAGCCCCGTCCAGGCGCACGTCCCCGGCCCGCCGAGCTCGAGCTCGGGCCGATCGTGCGCGACCTGCCAGGCGAGCGTTGCGAGGGTCGCCTCGCTCATGCCGCCGCTCCGCTCGGCCGACGCTGGGCGCGCCAGCGTGCTGCGTGTTCGAGCACCTGCTTCTCGATCGCCTCAGCCTGCGGCCGCGCCGCCTGCCATACGTCCAGCATGCGCGTCTGCAGCGCCTGGTCGTCTCGCCACTCGCGCAGCATCCCGTGGGGCCCGAACAGCTCGTCGACGACCTCCTCGTCGCTCTCGAAGTGCTTGCCCGCGGCGCGGATCCACCGCTCGGCCCGCATCGCTGCCTGCTCCCTACTCGCGCCCGTCTCGACGCTGACTTCGCGCAGCGGTCGCGCGCTGCGCTCGAGCCGCGCTCGGAGCGCCGACCACGCCCAGGTCACCTGCCCGGACTCGAGCGCCGAGGCGATCTCGCTGATCGAACGTTCGACTCGCTGCGGGGTGGCGAGGAAGTGCTCGATGATCGCGGCCTCATCCTCGGCGCGTGGTGTCTGCCCGGCGAATCGCTCGATCGCCAGGGCACGGAGCGCCTGCCAGTGGATCTCGCTCACGGTGCACCTCCTCTCGCTGCCAGAGCCGCCAGCTCGGCTCGGGGATCGATCCGCGACGGCTCACCCGCACCCGCACCCGCCCCGGCGTCCTGTAGTTCCGGTTCGGGTAACGGTGCGGGTGAAGGAGTAGTACTAGGGGACGGGACGGGAACGCGCGCGCGCGCCCGCGCGCGAGGAGACGGTCTCGTAGACGGTGGTGTAGACACCTCTGTAGACGCTTCTGTAGACGGTGGTGTAGACGGTGGTGTAGACACCTCTGTAGACGGTGCTGTAGACGATCGCTGTCGCCACCTCCGTTGCCTCTCGGCCTTCGTGGGATCGGTCGGGTTGTACTCGCGCCAGTCGTGCACAACCCACTCGTCACCGCTACGGTCGACGAGCCCGAGCTGTTCGCAGCGTTCGAGGAATCGGCGTGTCACTCCCGGCACCTCGGTGCGCACGCCGGCGACATCGATCACTCCATCCGTCCTGTGCCGTGCGCAGTAGCACAGGAGCCGCACCCAGGCGCGGAACTCGCGATCGCTCAGGCGTGCGATCTTCGGGTGGCTCGCGAACGCGTCGTCGATCCGAAGCCAGGCCACTACGCCGCCTGCTCCCATGGTCGTCTGAGGTCGGCCTCGATCAGCCCCGCGAACCAGTCGGCGTCCGTCCATACCCCTACATCCGCCCCAGCGCTGCGAAGCTCAGTGAGCCAGGCCGCCTGTTCGGCGGTCAGGGTGTTGCCGCGTACCTTGAGCTCGCGGAAGAGGACCTGTCCGCGCCCGCAGAGCACGAGGTCGGGGAAGCCCGTGCCATCGGCCTGCACGGGCGTGCGCCAACCACGGCCCGTGAGCGCTGGCCGGAAGTGCGCGACCCGGTAGCCGAGGAGACGAGCGACGTCGATGACACCGCGCTGCAGCTCGCGCTCGGTCACGGCCGCCACGCCTCCCACCTTCCCGCACCCACATCATCTCCCGCGTACAGGCTGCGCGGGCCTCGGTGGTAGGCGTACCACTCGGGCTGCGCGCCGCCGTAGGCCTGGAAGGTGACGCCGACGTACCGGAAGCCCTTTTCGCGCGCGTGCCGCACGCAGTCGGCCTGGCGCTGCTCCAGCTCGCTCGGATCCCAGCGGTTGTCCTGCGGGAAGATCTGCAAGAGCACCGGCAGGTGCGTGAGCGGGCGGTAATCGACATCGTTGTACAGCCAGGCGACGGTCGAGATCGCGACGTCCGCGATCTCGTACTGCGCCACCCTCGATGCGACCAAACTCGGCGGGAGGTCGGCCTTGAACTCGTCCTCGATGTTGAGGATGCAGCGACGACTGCCGAGCGACTCGGCGAGCGCGAGCAGACGGTGCAGGCCCGCCTCGTCCCAGGCGCGCGCCCACGGCATGACGGCGACGCCGAGAGCCGGGGCGCGATCGATCACCGTGCGCCAGTGATGCCAGTCGTAGCCGTCACCGACGTTGAGCGCGAGCCACCGCATCCCGGCAGCGGCCATCTCGGCGACGTCCTCGACGCCACCCTGCGGGTGGCGCAGGAACGCGCCGCTCTCACGGGTCAGAAAGGGCGGGATCGCAGCACCTCCTCGATCTCGGCGATCCTGCGCTCGTGCTCGTTGACGCGGCCGGTGAGCGCCTTGAGCGTCGCCGCTCGGCGCTTCCAGGCGGTGATCGGCTTGCCTGCCTGGGTCTGCGGGTGGAACTCCTCCTCCCGCATCGCGGCGGCGTCGATGCCGTCGGGCTGGATAGGCGTAGCTGTCATGGTGCGATCGTCACGGTCACGCTCGTCTCGTCTACGCTGACGACGTCGAGCTGCGGCGCTGGTAGAGGCGTGCGGCAGACGTTCGGCGACTCATTTGGCGCGATCGTGAACGTCGGGCCCCCGGCCTCGGCGTACGCCTGGAGCACGTCGCGGATCGCAGCCCCCATCCACGACCGCACTTGAGCGGTCGTGCCTGTCTGCGCCATCTCACGCAGGCGCTGCCACTCGCCCGGATTCGCGGCGCGCCATTTGCAGAACTGAGCCGCGCCTTGCAGGTTGTGGAGCGCTGCGTAGCGGATCAGACCCGCTGCGCCGCACTCCCGCGGCGTGTAGAGTGCCTCCCATTCGCCGCAGCGAGTGAGCGCCGGTGGCGTCGCATCGCCCTCATCGCCCAGCATCCCGACAGTACCGACACCCGCAGCGAGGGCAGCCGTCGCAGCCACGAGCGCTGCCACTGCTCGTAGCGGTCTCACATCTCCACCTCCCCGTGTGTCGTCGCGCCCTGCGTGCGGCGATGCCGCGCGGGACGCGTCAGGTCGCGATCGTAGACTCCGTGTACCGCGCGGGCGAGCATCAGCGTGAGTCCCTCGTAGCTCTCCTCGAGCGAGCGCCCGGTGACTCTCTCCACGCGATCTCGTACGTCGGCCGGGACCGTCGGCCACGGCACGACCACCCGCCCGGAGAGGGCATCAGCAGCCCCTCGCAGGCTGCGATCCACACCGCGTGGGCGCGCGTGCGAGCCCCGAGACGATGCAGGATCAGTCGGACGCGCGACTTGACTCCCTCCTCCGAGAGCACCAGCCGCTCTGCGATCTCGGCGTTCGACATCCCGTCCGCCATCAGCCGGAGGGTGTCGAGCTGAGCTGGCGTCAGCTTCAACTATCACCACCATAGTTCCTCATCTGCGGCCGCTGCGTCTCGCTCATCGGCCTCGTCCTCCCGGGCCAGAACGCCGAGTAGCGCCTCGTGCAGGCTCGACGCCGAAAGCCACCGCTGGTCAGAGAGGCCCTCCTCACCGTAGTCGCGCCTCCACGTGACCTCGATCGTGCCGTCACCGTACGTGACGATCTCGATGCCCAGGCCGCCAAGCCGCTGATGCACTCGGCGCAGCAGCTCATCCGTGGTCTGATGCGTCTCCGTCACGACCGCCTCCCATAGGCGTAGTCGAGGATGATCTCGCCCTGCCTGATGTAGACGTCGTCGGCGACGTCTTCTGCGTTAGCGGCTGCGTTGGCAGCGGTGTAGGCGACATAGGCAGGGGGTGAAGTGGAGGCGGCAGTGTGGGCGCTGTAGGCGGAGTCTCTGGTGCGGCTGTAGGCGGCATAGGCGATGGCGTAGGCGACTATGTCTAAGAGCTCGGCGACTATGTCTAAGAGCTCGCATGCGTCGGAGTAGGCGGCGTAGGCGGCGTAGGCTGCGGCGTCAGCGATCTTCTCGTCGATCTCGCCCCGTGCAAGCTGCCTGGCAGCCTCGATCGCCCGTCGTGGCCGGTCGTCGTCCGGGAACCGCTCCTCCCAGAGATGGAGCACCTCCTCGGCGAAGTCCGCCGCAGCCAGTCGCGCCGTTCGCTCATTCCACCCGCGCAAGTGCTCGACGATCCGCGCTCGCCTAGCGATGATCTTGTCCCCCGCGTCGAGCACGTCGCCGTCATACTCGGCGACGTAGAGGTCGCGGTCGATCCATCGCGAGAGGTGCTCGACGCGGCAGAGGTGGATCCCGTTCTGACACGGGAAGAGCGGCCCCCTGGCTGTTCGCCATTGCCCGAGGCGATAGCGCACGCCGTGGACGTAGATGGCGTCGCGACCGTTGAGCCACTTGTAGGCGGTCGCGGTGTTCACGCCTCGACCTCCTGCTCACCGAGAGCACGGCGGGCCGCGTACAGCGTCCTCGCCCTCACCAGGCCGGACTGTTGGGCATACGAGGACTCGTCCCTGATGTCCTCGTCGTTCCAGCCAGAGGAGACTTCGTCGTACAGACGCCGAAGAGCATCCCCAAGCTGTCGGACGCGCTTCTCGCACTCGGCCAACTGCCTGTTGGCGTAGTCGAGGTGCGCACCGAGATACTGTCCG